TTCCAAAACTTACTCCTGTATTACTATCTGAACCTTGTAAAGCTGGTGCGGAAGCTGATCCATCAACTCCAGAAATACCAGTAGTTCCGTTAATGTTTAAAGCCATAGTTAAAGAATAACAAGGATTGCACCACTTGGCACGGTTATAGTTGCACCTGAGTCTATTGTAGGGGATATTGCCATAGCATTTTTATTTGCTGTCAATGTGTAAGAGGTAGTAACATTCTGATCTCCCTCGAAGAAAGCCTGATCTGTTCCCCCTCCAGTAGCTCCAGCACCTCCAGCATCCGCAAACTCCAACTGTCCTATTGCAGTTGCACCAGATCCACTAATACTCTTAACCTTTAAAATTTTATCAGCAGCAATTTGGTTATCTGGCAAAATTAAAGTAAAGGATTGACCAGCACTATGGGCAGGGGATTTAAGTTTTACTCCATGACTGTTTGATTCACAATTAAGCTGTAGTGTTCCAGCGTTTGTATTTCCTTTAATTTCAAATAATCCTGTACCATTTGGTGTTACTTTTATATTTCCATTAGATGTTGAGGTGTTTAACTCGAACGCTTGCAAATCAAGGTTGCCTCCGAGTTGAGGAGAAGTGTCGTCAACTACGTTTGATATTCCACTAGCACCACTTAATGAACCCCAAGCACCGTTGTTATATCCTTCAAAGGTATTAGTTTGACTATTGTGACGTATCATTCCAACAGCAGGGCTTCCATCCCTCTGTGCTGTCGTTCCACTAGGTAATGTGATCGAGGAAGTAACATTAAAAGTTGCTCTGGCAGTAAAAGTATTTGCAACAGATAATGAAGCATGACCTAAGTTTGCAAGGCTGACATCACCTAAACTTATAAAAGCATTATTAGCAGCATTTCTAATTTTTAAAGTATTACCATCAATATGTGGAACGTAAGCTGCAACACCTACCGACATCTCACCAGAACCTTGATTTAAGGTACTTAATGCAGCAATTACCTGGTTTAACTTAGTACGAACGACAAGACCTGTACCATTATCAACGGTAAAACCTGATCCTCCCGTATTATCAACTCTTGCCATTTAAAAAACAGTAATTTTTCTTAGTATATCTGTTTTAACCACCTTTACCAAACCCAACAGCAGTAAAGTTAAAGTTTCGATTTATTGAACTTCCAGAACTATTTTTAAAATGAACAGTAAAACCTGTCGAGCTAATACTACTTAATTCAAAGATATCTCCAGATGCCATATTCAAAGCTGTTATTCCAACAGACGGTAGATGTGAATTTGCACCTAATAAACTGCTAGTCCCAACAAAGAAAGGATGGTCAAAAGTAACATTTTTAGCACCTGCTCCAGATGCAATAGCTGTTGCATTTTGTTCTGTTCTTCTTTGTAAACTTGCAGTATATCCAAGCTCTGTAACTTGAATATCCTGTGCTGGATCGTTTGATGTAAGATTTGCTCTGAATTGAAATCCTCTTCCTCTATACGTTCCATTCGCAAATTTTTGGAAATCTGTATAAGTAGGTGAGCCAGAGCTGGGATCATCTGTTGTTACTCTCACAAGCATATCTGCGTTCACATCAACAGAGGCAGTACCGTCAAAATCCTGTAAATCATCTATTAATCCTCTACTGTCAATTAAATCATTAGGATATATTGCCTGTGATTTAACATGTTTTTTAAGATCAAGAGCAAAAACACCTCCTAAATCTAAAGTAGTACCACCAGCAGTGCCACCAAAATCATAATTTCCAGTAGGACTTACACCACCAAGATCATCTAAACTACCCTCTGCATCAAAATCTGTTACATCATCAAATTGTCCTGTACCACTAAGGTTTATGGAATTACTAACAGGATCAAAACCAATATTAGTTTTAGTTCCTTGAAACTTAGGACTATCCTGATCCTCTCTTCTAGTTTGTGTAATAAGTGACGGTTGTGGGTCTGGTAAATCTATTACAACACTTGTTTCTCCAACACTAAACCTTTGTCCATCATCCTGTGCTTTTAGTATTACTTCTCCTTCAAGAATTGGTATCTCAGCAGAACTCGTATTACCAGATAAAGCTTGAATTAAATCTGTTGCATTAGAAAATGTACCACTTCCATCAGTAACAGGTGTATGTCTTACATAAATACGTCCTCCAGCAATTACATCTGCTTCCGTAACAGGATTCCATCTTATTCTTGCAAGTTTATCTGTTATAGGTTCAAATGTAAGACCAGCTATATCAGCAGGTGGTGCTGTCTTACCCACAGCATTAAATGTTAAGGTTGCAGGCGTTCTTGAAGGTTGATTTAAAGCATTAAAACTAAATACTCTAAATTCATATGTACCGACATCTGTATTAAATATTTCAGCATTACTTGATGGTGTTTCAATTGTTTTAAATGCTCCATTATTAGCTCTAAATTGTACCTGGTATTTAGTTACTCCAGCCTGTGGCTGCCAATCTAAAATAATTTTTGGAACAGCAGTACTATTAATAACAACAATTTTTTCTGATGCATTTAAGCCATCTGGTGCATTTTTTATTTCAGTGAGTGTTGTTATATTACGCACTGGCATTGCAGTGCCATCTTCTACAAAAGCATATTTAGCACTGTCATGCTCAAGAGCAGTAATAGTATATGTTGAGTCCTCATTCTCTTTTACATTAACAACACGCCATGATGTAGTTTCAAGAGTGCTAGTTTCAAAAATATAAGGTGCGTTTACATTTGGAGCTTGGCTGAAAGCAGAAGAAACAGTAATTGTTTTACCAGAAATATTTGTTATTGTTTTTGTTTCTAATGAGCCATCTGGCAATATTACAGATAAGGTAGGATTTTCACTTACTGTTGGCACATTTGTATTGTCAGTATCATCAATAACTACTGTTGTTGTATTAGTGACAGATTGCAATAATCCACCTCTTCTAACACCTGCTTTTAAATTGTCAGATATTTCTATAACATCACCAGGTCTTACTAAAACACCTGCTGCAATTGTTGTTGTAAAAGAACAAGTCTCGCCAGAATTTTGCTCATTATATAAAAACCATCGCCCTAATCTTCTAGCTTGATTTCTACTTGTTGTTGCAAATGCTTTTATATTTTTTACAACTACACCATATTTAGTTTGCAAAGAACTAGATGCTTCAACAGTTTCAATATCAAGCTCCTGAGTCGTCATGTCGAAATAAGTTACATTTATAACTGTATGCCTAGTTTTATTACTTGAGCCAGTATATAAAAATCCTTCATCGGTTACATTTGCATTGTTAAATATATAAGTTGTAGCTTTTGGTGAATCCTGTGATATTTCAATACTGCCAGCAGCATAATAAGGCATGGCTCTCATAACACTGCACAGTGAATTTATTAAGCCATACGCCTCTTGTGATTGAGTAATATTTACATTACAACTAAATCTAGGTTCAGTAGAACCAGTGCCACTTCCATCGTCAACTTGTTCACCGCAATATTCGCTAACACCTTTAAATGTAAATTTATCAAGATTAGTTAATGGAATTGAACATCCATATCTAGTGTTAGTAAGTAAATCAAAAAGAATCCATGCTGGATCTGTTGTCCATTCTTTATCAGTTTTAAAAGTGCCATTCCATGTACCAGAATATGTTATTGATCCATCTGTATTATTTACTGTTGCATTATTTGGTATTTTTACTTTTATACCTCTAATACGATAAACACGTTTTGGTACTCTAGGAAATTGTTCTGCATTAAATCTTAGTGCTACATGAGCAGTGTCAGGATAAGCGTTTTGTTCAAAGATTATATTTGTAGCAGAATGAAAAGAAAAAGCATTTACTAACCTTGCATTATCGCTATCAGCAGTAACTCTTTCTACTCTAATTTGTACTGGGAATGAAGTTGTAGATTTTAAATTTATTAAATAATCTCTAAAATAATCATTCGTAGAACGTCCTGTAACTGTGTCATCAATAACTGTTGTTGTTGTGCCATCATTTTCAATTGTTTTTATGAGTAAATTTACAGAAACACCATTTATATCACCGTTATCCTCAAATTTTTGCATTGACGGAAATCTTAAAGTTACCCTTACAGCATTAATGTTGGATTGGCTTACAGTATGTGTAACAGGAGAAGATACAATAACTGATGTTGCGATAGGTACTTCAGTTTCAATATTTTTTATACCAGATATAAAAGTCTGACTACTTGTACCTGTTCTAAATTCAAACCCTACATCTTTGTAATTGAAATCAGTATCAACAGGAGATGTATTACTTGCAGCCTCTTGCAAAATTTGTGTGCCATTTAAAAAAACATCTTTTAAAAATGCATTTTTATATGCTGTTGATGATTTATCAGTAATATTAGCTTTTGAAGCAGTGGCAGAACCTTCTATTTCTCCTTCACCTAAAAGTTCAACAATTGTATTAAATTGTTTTGACGATAAAGCACCACTAGGTAAGTCAGGATTATTAAAAACTGTATTTTGATTAAATTCTTGTATAGCCATTTAATTTGTTCCTTCTACTTGAACTGTATCAACACCATTAGATACCACAATAGAGCCGACCAGTATTTCTCCATATACTAAATTAACTGGAACACCTGCATTACTAATATTGGTAAGTCCTGTAAATGAATAGTTAGAAGCAAGAGCAGAAGGGTCTAAAGAATCCTGTCCAGTAGGAAGATTTGTATTTTCTTGTGGTGCTAATATTTCATTAACTCCTTGTAATATTAATGTAGTTCCAATATAGGTAACAACTGTTTGAATTATTTTATTTTTAATATATTCTTTTGCACCATATTTTAAAGCAAAACCTAAAACAATTGAAAAGAAATTACCATGAACAACAGGTATAATTTTTATATTTTCTTTTGTTTGTATATTTAATAAATCTTCAGTAATAACTTTTGATCCAACTTTTATTACATATAATTGCTCTGCCATATGCTCCTGTATATTTTTAAAATTGCAATATAAAAAACTAAAAGCCTCTGCTGGTGAATTTAAATCAACCTCAAATTCTTTTTGACCTAAAAATTTTCTTAATTTGCCATAAACTATTATTTTTTTAAGCATTGATATTTTCTGGCAATAATAATTCTATTTTATCTGAATATGGAGAAACAAGATAAAAAGGTAAATCTATTGACTTACAACTATATTTATCAGCATCAGAAAATTTTAAAATATCTTGAGGATGACTATGAACAATGCCTACAACATCACCTTGATCTTCTGCATCAGCATAATCTAAAGGATCAATAATAAAGGCAACATCTTTTATTTCGTTTGCTACATTTTTACATGGTATATATTTAATTTTATTATTTATATTGATTAAAACACCACAAGACTCTTCTGGATTACATTCTTTTGCATGCTTAATAGCATCATCTGACCAATCATATTTCATGAATTTATAAACGTGCCAACACCAGGAAAATCTTTTCTTGTAACTTGTCTTTTTGGAAGTTTTAAATTTGTTTTATCTAAATCACTAACAAGCTCAAAATTTACATTATTTTTTGATTCAGAAACTTTTCTATCTATTAAAAATATTTCTTTTGGACATTCATCAGCAGAAGGTGTTCCAAAAGGATTTGTATTACCAGGAAAGTTAGTAGCATCAAGATCACTTGCAAGAACAGTAAGTCTTGTTAATTTTGCATTTATCAAGTCATTATGTGGTGTTACTAGATTACATAAAATCAATAAATCAGTGACTGTTATAACAGAGCCACTTCTAGTTATACCACCAAGATTTGACATTGATAATTGTGGTCTAGGAATTTGACCCTTACCAGAAAATTCTGCACCATCAAATTGTATTGGAAATCTTTGATATGTATTAGTCTGCCATATTATTTCTGCGTTACTATTCATATTGCAACCAGAATGAAACCTATAAGTAGTCGGAACACTTGATGGATTGCCAGTAGCGTAATGCAATCCTTCAACTAGCTCTAGTTCAAATAATTCTAATTTTGAACTAGGAGTAATTTTTTGTAATTCTGAAACAGGTATTGCCATTTAAGGTTCAAATACTTCTCTAAATATTGCTTTTATAGTTGCTCTATCTGCAAAATTTATTTGTTTATCCCACTCCTCGCATACAAATTTAGATGTTGAAGATTCTCCAGGTGGTTGATAATCAAAATTCTCGACACCCTTTCTTGCATCTAAAAAAGTTTCTATTGTGTCAGCTTCTGTCTCTGTAATATTTTCCCATTTTAAAGAAAATATTTTAGGATTTTGTTTTGCTGGCAAGCCAAATATTAATCGTTGTTCATAACCATCACCAAGTTTAACTTTTATTGTGTTTGGTTTTGATCTTTTTTGAAGGCCAAAACTTGCATCAATATTAGGAAATGTTGGCATTATGCTAATAATCCTCCAGGTCTTTTCTGTTGTATTAATTCTGATTGTATTGCAATAGCGATTTGATTACCAAGATCACGCGATTGTTCTGTATTACCTTCAACAGAAGAACCAGAGGCATCAACATTTACTACTATATTATTTGACCCACCACCTGATGATTCAACACCTAAGTTACCAGAACGTCCTCGTTTTAAAGGAAGAATTGCTTCTGCACCAGCTTCTCCCATTAAACCAACACCATTAGCAAAAGGAAATATTGTTGGTTTATTTACTATGCCACCTTTAGCGTAAGGAATAATTCCATTAGCAGCAAATACATTACCTGCTGCATTAAGTTTAAGATCTAAACCAAAGATATTATTTACACCTTTGAGTAAAGGCATCATTAATTTTTGTCTTATTATAATTCGTGTAATATCAGCAAGAATAGAACGTGTAAGATCTTTAAAATTTAATTTTCCTGTCATTACAAAATCTACAAAGGCATCTTCCATTCCTTTAAATGCATTCACAAAAGCATCTTGCATTTGTTTGCCTACATCTTTTATTGAATTTAGATAGTCTTGCGCACCGTTTTTCATACTTTTAAACACAGAAACACTTGTTTCGCCAAGATCATTCATGTCATTTTTTGTACCATTTATTTTATTTCTTAATTTGTCTAATTCATCTGACAAACCTAATTCATCAATCATTTCTTTAAACATATCTCTCCTTATTTCACCAGTTAAATCTGATAAATTTTTTCCAAATGCTTTTTCAAATAAAAATAAAGCATCCTTACTTTCACTTAATTTTTTACCTAATAAAGCTTGTACATCTTTGTTAAATCTTTCTTGTCTACCAGCTAAATTAATTGTAAATTTTGTATTTTCTAAAATTTTATTAATATCATCCTGTGTGATGACAGTATTTAATATTTGCTCAATTGCTCTATCTTTTGCTTCTGTATTAATCTTTTGCCTTTCATTTTTTGTTAACGATAATATTTCTAATAATTCTTTTTCTTTTACAAAATTATCAACTAAATTTCTTAATCCTTTTACAATATCATTTAATCCATCAACAGCAATTTTAGAAAAGTTTTGAAAAGATGCACCAATCGGTTTTAATAATGCTCCAACATTATCTTTAAGATTAGCTAAAGAAGTTTGTAATCTATCACCTGCTGCTTCTGGAGATGATGCTAGTATTTCTGCATTTTCACCATATTTATTAAATAAGTGCTCTGCAAAACCCATAAAATCATCAAGGGTTACTTTACCTTGTTCTAAAGCTTTATCTAAATCAGCTGGCATCATATTCATAGAATCAGCAAATAATGTAAAAGCTCCAGGCAAGCGTTCACCAAGTTGTTGTCTGAGCTCTTCTGCACTCACTTTTCCTTTTGAAAATACCTGAGCAGTCGCTACCATAGCTGCACGCATATCTTCTAAAGATCCACCAGTACCTCTAATACCTGATGCTATAGCTAAAAAGACATCCTCTGCCTCCTCAACAGATTTACCTGCACCAATAACAGATGCAGTTAAAGATGTAAATTGTCTTGTGATTAAATTTTGTGGAATTGCTAATTTTTCACTAGTTTTAGCAAGAAATTCTTGTGATTTATTAAATTTTTCAGTATCGCCAATAACAAGACGTAATGCTTCTCTTTGTAATTTTAATTCTGCAGAAAAAGCAGCTATTTCTCCAATTTGTTGCCTTGCCATTCCAACTTGCGCACCAACAGCAGAACCAACCAATGCACCAGGCGCACCACCTAAAGCTAAACCTATACCACCACCAATTGCACCTTCTGCACCACCAAAAATACCACCTGCTGCGACTGCTCCAATTCCTCTAGCTATTCCTCTTGCATTGCTACCAAAACCTTGTTTAGAGGTCATCTGCATTTTTTTAAGTTGCGCATCAAGTCTTGCTGCTGCTGCTGTAGCTTCTTTAAATTCTTGTGAGCCAAACTCTACAGCGTTTGCTAATTCTTTATATGAATTTGATAAAGCTCTTGTGCCATTAATAGTCTTAGTTGCAGTAAGACTTTGTTTATTTAGTTGCTGTAATAATTCTTTTGTACTTAAACTTGTATTTTTAGCAGTATTTTTTAATCCTTGTAATGAATTTGTTAAGCCACGAAGTTCTTTTACACCTTTAACATTTAATATTACGTCTAATTGTGTTTTCTGATCAGCCATTATTTCTTATCCTTTTGCATCATTCT